AAAGCTTGTCGCTTAATTAAACTAAGGAATTCGTCATGCCCTGGTATAAAACGGGAACGGTCGCTGTCATCCTAAATTCTAACGCCGTTATTGGCACGGGAACCGCTTTCATCGCGAACAGCCGGGTTGGTGATGCGTTTCGCGGCCCAGATGGCCGTTGGTACGAAGTCACCAACGTAGCGAGCAACACGGCGATCTCAATTGATCCGCCATATCTGGGCGCAACGGCGGGCACCGGAAGCTATGCGTTGGCGCCAATGCAGGGCTACGTCAAGGATTCAGCCGACGCGCTGCGGGCAATCGTTACTACCTACGGCGTTCAACTAGCTGCCCTGAAGACCACCGGCAACTACGACATCTTACCCGTGAGTAAGGGCGGTACCGGCGGAACGGATCAGTCTACCGCTCGGTCCGGCCTGGGGCTTGGCAGTGCCGCCACGGCAACTGTCACCACGGCAAGCGCTGACACCACTGCTGGCCGACTGCTTAAGGTCGGGGACTTTGGCATAGGTGCGCAGGGGCCGTTAACTACCCCAAACGCTGCATTTTTCCCAGGTTTCTATTCATTTAGTCCTGGTGCAGCTGGAGCACCGAGTCAATTAGCTGGTTCTGGTGGGTCGCTGATTGTAAATACTCTGGGAGGGAACTACGTTCAGCAGATCTGCATGTCTGTGCCAGGATCGACTTCTAATCCGTTTATAGCCATCAGGCATTTTGACGGAACAGGGAATCCTGGCCCTTGGCGTACGATGATGCATACCGCGAATATCGTAGGCACCGTGTCCCAGTCGGGGGGCGTCCCTACAGGTGCGGTAGTTGAGTATGGAACGAATACCAACGGCTCGTTTATAAAGTGGGCTGACGGCACAATGGTTTGCGTGAGAACGATAGTTTGTACAGCTGCTAGTTTGTCTTTGTCAGCTGCTCCAATCTATGGTGCAGGCCCTTTTTCGGGGGTAGTTGCTGTCCCGTTTGCTTCGACTCCAACCTATTGCCATCAGGTAGAGTTCTGTTCCAGCCAATTGGTATGGATCGGGCACGGGTCAAGTTCGGGCACAACAAATCAGGGCGGTAATTTCTGGCTGTTTGGATTCTCGTCTACAGGAATAACAGCTAACGTTTCTCAAATTGCGTGGGGGAGGTGGTATTAATGAGGATTATTCTTTCACCGCAGAGACGAGATGACACCCTTGTTATCGTCAAGAGCGGAGACTTACTCACGGTTAATGGAGAGAATTTCGATTTTTCCAGCATGGGAGATGGCGATACTTTGCCGGCTTCGGCCATCAACTGCCAGTGGTTCGTCGACAAGGTTGATCGTGTCAATGGGCAGTTGGTACTAACCGTGCTTTTTCCTAATCCGTTGAACTACAGCCTCGAGCAGGCGTTCCCAAATGACCTCATAAATGTGCCCGATGGGCGCGTTGAACTACCGAAGCCACTAGCCGATGAAAGCGGTGGGTATCCAGAGCCCGCGCCTCTGCCAGGTACAATCGCCCCGGGCACTATCGACTGGTCCCAACTCGTTACAAAGGCCATGAAGGATGCGTCTGCCGCTGCAGCACAGCTGGCAGCCGCGAAGCTGGACTTGTCCGCCAGGAGCAGCAAGGCCAGTACGCAGATAAACCGCCTTCAGGACCGCATCGACACGATCGGTTTCGGAATCGATATTGGCGAAGCTACGGAGGAGGACGAAGCAGAGCAGGCCGCGCTTCTGCTGCAGCTGAAAGCTTGGAAGACCTACAAGTTTGCCCTCGGCAAGGTCACGGTGCAGCCGACGTGGTATCAGGCGCCGGTGTGGCCCGTAGAGCCGCCCATCCCTGAAATCATCGCCGCGCCGATGCTGGCCACCGCCGAAACCATCTGATCCGCACCGAACACCGCAACCCGCCATCGAGCGGGATTTTTTTTGCCTGGAGAAAGTTATGACCGTTTCCGAGAAGGACCGCGACATCCTGGCCCGCACGTTGTGGGGCGAGGCCCGCGGTGAAGGCCTGGCCGGGCAAATCGCCGTGGCCTGGACCATCCGCAACCGCGTTGAAGATGGCAAGGCCAAGTCCTGGTGGGGCGAGGGCTATGCCGGCGTCTGCCTGAAGCCATGGCAGTTCAGCTGCTGGAACCAGAACGACCCGAATTATCCGTTCCTGAGCGGTGCTAAGCCGATCCCGCCGAAACAGTTCGCCCAAGCGCAGCGGGCGGCGGACCTGGTGATCTCCGGCGCCGAGGCCGACATCACCAACGGCGCGACCCACTACTACGCCCTGACCATGCCGAAGCCGCCGGCCTGGGCCAAGGAAGCAACCCAGACCCTGTGCCTGGGCAATCACGTGTTTTTCAAGGACGTGCCATGAACCCCACCGTGGTCAAGGTGCTGGTGGCCGGAGGTTTGATTCTGGCGCTTCTGCTGCTGGCCGTCGGCGGGACATGGAAGGTCCAGGACTGGCGCTACGGAAAGCAACTGGCCGAGCAGGCCGGCCTGCACCAATCCGACTTGGACAAGATCAGCAGCGCGGCGGCAGAGCAGGTCCAGGCGGAGCAGGCCAAGCGCCTGGGCCTGGAGCAACGACTTTCAGCCAGCGAACAAACTCATTACAGGAAATTGAGCGATGCACAACGTGATCAGGATCGCCTGCGCGATCGCCTTGCCACTGCTGATGTCCGGCTGTCAGTCCTCCTCACCGAGGATTCAGCCAGTTGCAGCCCAGTGTCTGCCACCGCCGGCGCCGGCTGCGTGGTTCATGGAGGGAAAAGAGCCCAACTTGACCCAGCGCATGCTCAAAGAATTGTCGCCATCACCAACGACGGCGACCGGGGGCTGATCGCGCTGAAGGCATGCCAGTCATATGTAATGAGCCTGCAATATTGAAATGATTTTTGGCAACTATAAAGCGGCTGCCATTTTGTTGTTGATTAACTGTTGAATGTTAAACGGCAGTGTCTCATCTGCCTGTCTTGGGCTGCCGCCTGATATTTTTTCGTAATCGTAACTTGCAGTGGTGTATAGTAGTATGGGTATCTTGTACGTTTCGTCAAAACTCAAAATATTTAAGAGTGCTCTGGATAAATGTCCTATCGGGTAAACCAGTGTTTTTAATGGGTTTGGAGGTTCTGGTTCTACGCCATTAATAATTATGCTAGAGAATTGTTTTATATGGTATTTTTGCGCAATTTGGTTGTATGCGTGGTGCAGGTTGTACATTGTCTCGGGTATGTTTTGATGGGTTTTAAGCCCGCTTGCAACTTCGATCAAGTGGGATATGTCTTTTTCTATCTCCTCGGCGAACGTTTGATTTACTTTAAGGTTCCCTGATTTTACGTTTGGGAAAGCTTCTTTGTGAAGTCTTCGAGGGTTGATAAATTCTATAGTACCTGCTTTGTCGCCAAAAGCTACATCCTGTTCCTGATGTTTTGTTAAGCTTTTTTCAAATTCGTCAATGTGCTTGAAATAATTGACGAAGTTGTTGTTGCTGTAAGCAGTCTTGAGTTGGCTTTCTGAAAGGTTGATTTGAGTCTGCGTTAGTAACATCTGCGCTTTGGTTTGCTCCGATCTGTGGTTCGCAACAAAAACCGCTATAATAGGGATTAGAGTTGCCAGTAGTCCTATCGGGAACTTGAAAATATTTAGTAGATTGTTGAAGCCCTCGTAGCTAGGCTTTAGGGTAAGTTTTAATGCTGGGTCTTTATATATTATAACTGCCGAAAGTATAGATAATAAAAAAATTATCAGAACAGTCATTCTGACGATTTTGAGTTCGAAGAAGCTTGTGGTGGGGTCAAATACTGCTTTATTATTGCTCATTTGTAAGTTCATATAATTATCGATCGGCGATGAGTTTGGTAATAAATTCTGGACCATTATTCCTGATATTACCAACAGAGGGATCAACTTTGAACCACTCAAAGACCTCGGCCGGCTCGCCCTGGTGGAGGACCATCTGTTCGGCGCGCTCCGTTAGCGTAGCCGGGTACAGCCATTCTCGGGCAAGCTCCGGATTCAGCACCACAGGCCGCCGGTCGTGGACATCAATCATGCCGCCCTGACTGTCGGCGGTGATGATGACGAAGCCGTCATGCTCGCCTGGCTCACGGTCGCCGGTAGGGAACTGGCCGATGGCCGCGCAGAGGATTGGTGCTTGGTCCCGCCGACGGATCAGGTAGGGCTGCTTCTTTGGACCACCTTCATCAACCCACTCGAACCAGTTGTTGATCGGCGTGATAGCGCGGTTCAGCCAGATCGGCCGATAGAAAGGGCCGTGGGCGACTTTCTCAACCCGGGCGTTGATCGGCGCGGCGCGATCCTTGGCCCAGTGCGGACGCCATCCCCAGCGCACCAGGTCGGCATGCAGTACGTTGTCTTCCTGGTGGAAGAGGGCAAGCTGCTGTGATGGAGCGCCGTTGTACCTCTCCAGCGGAAGGTCACCCACCTTATTTATCAAAGCGTCCGGCATCATGTTCAGCACCGCGACGAATTCGTGAATTCCGGTGTACTGCGAAAGTCGTCCGCACATAGATGCCTCTAAGGTGCTCAGTTGCGTTCATTGGCCGAGTATAGAGTCGGGAAGACTGTCGCCTTCATATGCTTTCAGTCGATGGTGCAGCTCAGCAATCAGCGCGCTCTGGCTCAGTATCTTCGACCTCGCCGCGTTCGTTACGGTCGTATGTTCGAGATAATGATCGCTCAACGTCTTTTTGACGGTCGCAAGCTCAACTCTCAGCTTCGCGCATTCCTTGGCTTCAGCGGCATGTATCTCTACCAGGCCGAAAATGTCCTGGCGGGCTTTGCGCAACTGGGTGGTCAGCTCCTGCACTTCGTTCTCCAGCATGTGGCAGGAGTGCTTGTACATTTCCAGGGGCGTGGGGCAGGCAAGCCAATCGCTGGTGTCTTCGATCTCTAACGGGTCCATCACAGATGCCTTGGTTTTACTGTTTGGATATACAGTAATCGAGGCGTGAATGTTTCGGCGAGCGCGGGGCGACGAGCTGCGCTGTGTCAGTCCGGCGTCATCAGAACCGCGAGTGTCATCTTGATGAACTCCTCGTTCCTGTCGATGGTGTCCAGCGCGCCACGGATGTTATCGGCCACATCAGCTGAGCCACGCGCCTCAACCCAGTTAGAGAGCTCCATGATGGCCGCTTCAAGGGCGAGCTGGTTTTCGTTAATTTTGATAGAAGGGAAGGGAGGAGGTCTGAATTCGGCATGGGCGATTCCTTGTTGTCCCGCAGGCGATATACCGACTATTTAGTCAGTCTTGGGCAAGCCAACCAAAGGTCGGCGTGTTGCGGTTCAGGCTGCAGATCGACCGGGGGGAGCTCGGGGTTGAGGACGTCCGTCATAGCGAAGCGCCGGATTTTATTTCACTCGAGTATAGTGATCACCGGCCGTTGCGATCCCTTGCGGGGTTGCTTTATCGGAATTCGTTTGGCTTGGGCGCGCGCCGCTCCAGGTGAAATCGATTCCCACCCTTTGGCACCCGGGCTCGACTCCATCAGTGAAACCCATTGTTTTTCTGCCCATTCGTTATATCTCGCCAGGCTGTACATGATTCGTCCGTGCTCCTTGAGCCAGACGCCTTGAGGGATAAGTCCATCGCGACGCTTGTGCTCAAGTGCTTTCTGAGAAGTGCCGATCATCTCGGCTAGTCGTTTCTCATGAATCTTGTCACAATTGAGTTCAGACTCTTCCTGTAAGGTCTGGAGTAAAGGGGGCGGGCTAAGTGCTGGCTTATTTGCCTTGAGTGAAGGGGGCCTCAAGAACGTTTCCTTTACTACTTTTCGATTTTTTCCATTTACCACCCACTCTTCAAACCCTTGGACGTCTATTAAGATCCGATTGTCCGGGGCTCGCATCCATATCTTATGTTCAATCCACGTTCCATCGGATATCTTTGCTCTAATTGCCGCCTCGGTGTATCCGCACTCGTTAGAAAATTTTCTGATGGTCAAATAGCGCATGTTTCAAACCTTCGCTATGCATTGATGGCGTATAATAAAATTGCGTTTCCCTGCCCATCTTAGGCTTCGCCCACTCAGTTAAGATTTGAGAGCACCGGAGGCGACTGGCGCTTCCGACCCACTTTCGGAGCCTTGTTCTCGCCATCCCGGCAGGCGATCAGAAACATCCGCACATCAGACTTGAACCAGCAGTGCCTGGCTCCCATCTTGAAACCCTTCGGCAGCCAATTCACGCCGCGGCGGATGCCCTCTCTCACTGAAGCCTCGGTTCGCCCGAGCATCTTCCCCAATCCAGCTACGTACACAACCTCGCATTCATCATCCACAGAAAACCTCCCGGCAATTCTTGGATCCTGACTAAAGTTTCCGTTTTGGTTTGCCCAAAAGCATCTCTATCAATTTTTCGAATTCTTCTTTGGTTGCGTGAACCGGCGCCATTTTCCTGTTGGACACTCCAGGCGGCCTTCGCGATATTGGTTGTGCAACGGCCTCCGGCGGATCCATTGACATATAGGTCGATGGATGTTTTTCGATAGCGTTGGCGGCAATGTATGCATCGGCCCACACGTCAAGCTCCATACGATCAAAGCCGACGCCCTGCTTGCCGATCGGGAATTCTCGAACGTTTGGCCGTACTGTCTTATTGAACTCATCCCGGCACATACCGAGATAGGGCGGCGCTTGAGAGCACCTAAGGATCCGAGGTTGAACGGTTGGTTTGGTCATGGGCACACGCTTTCACGCTTTATGGGAAGGTACGGCCCACTCTCGCTGCGCAGCGAGCGTCGGTTCGATTGTTCGATTGGATGAACTGGGGCCGTACCTACGTTTTAGCGTAGCAGCCGCTGCCCAGGCTCGCCATCGTATGCGCTGAGTTGGCTGTTCCGGTTGGAACGCGGGAGATCGCATCCCAGAAACCGGAGGGCCTTTCAAACAGTTCCCACAGGCCAAGCACCAGTGTTTGTCTTTAAGCCAAAGAAGGCAGCGCAAAAAGGTGCGGCGCGAGGTGTATCATTTCCTATCCATTCAGAGCGCTAGGAGCCGTGATGAAACATCTGTCCGAAGCAACAGTTCGTGAAATCATCTTTTTGTCGGAAGCACGACTAGCGGCGATTCCTCAGGATCAAACCAAAGATCAAATATTGGAAAGCATTCTTGGAAATTCAAGCCCGGAAGAGCAGGCCCTCCGAGATGCGCTCAATAAGCTCAGCCATGCCCAGGCGCTCGATCTAGTGGCGATGATGTATACCGGTCGATATATGCTCGAGAATGAACCCTACGAAAACAACGAGGATGATGGCGAAGGAATGGACGAGCAATTTCCCATGGAAAAGTTCGAGGATGTTTACAAGGATCATCTCCGAAATTTTCAGCATCACGACATTGGGACGTTGACAAGTATGTGTGAGCAGAAAACTAATGTGCTCCATCGGTATCTTGAGATTGCTTTGAAGCAATGCTAACCGGTGGGATCTCGTTGTAAGGCAACGAGAAGCTGATATTTCTCGTACCACTTTTCGTACCAAACGTGCCTTTTTCAGGGGAAATCAGGGGGACGGGTGCCCCCTGAAGCCCTTCAAGATGCCCATACCAAGAACTCCAGCTAATCCGCACATAAGTCCTTACCGGTTTTTCCGTTGGGGAGGGGTCAAGCAACACGCGCCGAAATGGCGGGTACTCTGAAACTGACCGGGGGGATAGCTGTGAGTTTTATATCAATGCGTTATAAGCCGACAGGCGGGGCTTCGTGAACGCAGCGCGGCCCGTGTGGGAGCGAGCTTGCTCGCGATGGCGGTGGGTCAGTCAATTCATGTACCGACTGATTC